CATTCATTATAACTTTCATTATAGGTCACTTGCCTGATTCTCTGATCTTCTTAAGACTACCTTGTAATACTCTACACTGCCAAACGGACCAACTATAGCTTCAGTTGATGCTATTTCATATATAGTTGAGCGTCCGTTTCTTGGACCAGAGGTTTCTAGGTATACGTCTTCTTGCTGTGGTGTTCTTATATTTGTTACGACTACGTTAGTTACTGAGTTTCTGTTGTTTGATGAGGATACTCTAAGGTCTGTCTTGGTTCTTCCTAATAGTATATTTTCTTTAGTTATATTAACATTTGGCTTAACATCTTCAGTTGCTGACTGACCAGTAGGTGCAAAGTTGCAGGCAATTGATCTGTCAAGAATCCACTGCTTTTTTACGTTACCGTATGCTCCTTGGTCTACTATTGGATAGTAGACATCTGCAAGCATTGGGTATAAAAAGTCTGTTGGCTCGCATTGCATTAAAGAATACCTATTCTTGTTATACTCTGCTTATACTTATCAAGGATCTTATCAACAAGCATATTTCCAGTACCGTCAAGAACTGTCTTATCAAACTGAACCCTAAACTGCTCTGTATTGTATGATGTCACGTATCTCTTGTAATAGTCTATTTTTCCACACTTGATGTCTTCAATAAGCATTGATGCTGCTTCATATATATCATGAGGAACAACCTTGTATCCCATTTCAAGTAAGAATAGGTAATCCCATCCTTCTGGAAAATGTGATCCAGTTGAGAATGTGTATGCATTTTCACTGTAATCTGTATCATAAACATTAAATGAATCTGATGAAGCAGTACTAATAGTTGAGCTCTTTTGCTCAGATCTATTGCCAATCATTCCTGCTTCTTCTGTATTTTTAATTATGGCAGTTTTATCTTTTGTTAATTCGTATACCCATTCACCAAGAACAGGAGATTCTAAACTTGCATCATAAACTAGCAATGAGTTTTCGTATGCCTTTAAGATCTTGTAAGTTCTGTCCCAAATAGGAAGGTAGTCCGTTCCTTGTCCAGTCTTATCAAGCCACTCAACCTTGTAGTAAAATCCACCAGTAATTGAGTCAATTATGGCTCTTGCAATTCTTTCATACTGTGCATACTCTGCAATCTCAGACGCTGTTGTTGCTAGTCTAGCAGGGTTTACATATGGTCTTTTTATTTCTAAGTTATCTTCAACAACAATTAAGTCTTGATCTACAGATTCCTGGTAAACAACCAGATAGTAGCTATCGTCATACTTAGTAAAATCCCCAGAAACTTCTATAGCAATCTTTGCGTCTGCAGAAGACTCTACTTCATACTCTGCAAGTATATCGTTTCTGTCTTTGTCCTTGATATGAACTATATGATCCGTGTCTGGCTCTGCAACGGTATACGTTACAAGAATAGGATATGGTGGTAATCTTAAAGCTTCCATGGGTTACTTACCGTATGCTCTCTTCACTTCTTCTGGAGAAGCTGTGCGTACAGACTTGTTTGTTATCCATTTATCAGCATCCTCCTTAGTGACTATGTTATACCCCTTGGTTAACTCACCAACACCATTCCAGTAAAGATTGCGAACTGAATAAACTGCTACCTTCTCTTTTGGCTCTTGCTTTTTAACCACTAGCTCTGATGACTCTTTAGGCACAAAGCTAAAAATTACCTCTAAAATATCATTTTTTGTACTTACCCCAAATAGGTCAATGTTATTTTTTTTTGCGTATGACTTTAGTTCAAAGACAGTCTTACTTTTTAATTCATCTATTAATGACATTGTATCCTCCACTGCTATTATATCAGAATATGACTAAGGGAGACAGTTTTTACGCTGTCTCCCTCGTCAAGTTAATTTGAGATTATGACTCTACTGCAGCATCTGCGTAAGCAACTGCATCAAGCTCTTCCCATTGTAGACCAAAGCGGACGAATACTGTGTACTCAATTGTGTCCTTCTTTGGCTGGTATGTGCGGTTTACAGTGATATCTCTCTGGAATCCCCATACACGGTTTGAAGGGAATGTAAGATCTACATAGCCTGCTGGGTAGTATGGAACTTCCTGAACGTCAACACCAAGAACACGTGTTGTACGTGCTCCACCAAATGTCTGTGCTCCACCATCTAGGTAAGCCTGACGATTAGCCTGTGTTGATCCTGCAATCTGTCCTGCAAATGCTTCTGCAACTGCATCAGCAAGTGTACCGTTATTCTTAACGATTCCCTGGAATGCATCTGTACCTGCGTAGAACTTTAGATTGTTCTTGATAGCACGGTACTTGCGTGGCATTGCTAGGATGATATCCTGCATAACTTCTGGTGTCCATGCGTTATCTGTTACAGTAACGATTGACTCATGTGCTCCACCATCTGTCTTAACACGGTTTACGAAACCTTCCATAATTGAAAGGAAGTCACCTGTTGAACCATCACCATTAATGGCAAGGTCTTCAATATCATTTGCGAATGCATTGGTCATCAAGCGAACTAGATGATCCTCAAGTGCTGCGCCTTCAATATTGTCTTCTAGTGCTTCTGTTGAAACTTCCCAGTCAAGACGAATCTTCTTGGTTGTAAGTTCTACCTTAGAGAATGTTGCACCTGCATTTGTAAATGTAGGCTGTGCCTGTGCTGCTGCACGAATGACACGCTCTCCAACGTTGACCTTCTCAAGTTCCATTGTGTTGGCACGCATTGTAACTCTACGACCATCCTTGGCTAGTACAGTTGCATCCCATACATAATCAATGAAGCGACGAGCCTGCTCTGGTGCAAGAATACCACCTGGTGTACCAGTTGGGTTTACTGCGTTTGCGCCTGTTGTTAGTCCGTAGTTTGCTGTAGCAATATTACCAAGCGAAGCTGCTGGACTTAGATTTCCGTCAGGTCCTTGTGCTACTGCACCACCAATTCCACCTGATACGGCAACGCCATCACCTGTGGGATGATTAAAAGACTTTTGAAGATCTGTGTTTGTTGTTTCTGACATATTGTTCACCTCCTAGTGATTTTGTTTTAGTTAAATAGGTCGGAATTTGTGAGGAAACGTCCGCCCCATAGGGATTTCTGAATCACTTTAGGTGATTCCTGTACAATCTCGCCGAGATCGCCAGACTTGCGGAAAGCGGTATCTGCAACTACGGCATCTACGGTCTTTCCAAACTCATTAAAGCTTCCCTTAACTTCCTTAACTTCCTCTGTTACGGATTCAAGAGACTTTGTAATTGCATCAACGTTGGCTTGCATAGCCTTTACTGTTGCTGCAAGATCGCTCAAGGCATTAGTTACAGAGTTCTGAATTTCAGAAACTGCTTTGGCAACTTCTGCTGTTGCTGTTGCAACCTCAACGATTGCTTCGTCAGCCTTCTCTGTTACTTCTTCAATAGAAGGAGCACTAACCTCTTCAACAACTGCATCTGACTTTTCTGCTACAACTTCTTCTGTAACTTCTAGTGACTTTGCAACTGCCTCTGCAGGAGCCTCTGGAGCAACCTCAACTTCATTAACTACCTCTGATGCTGGTGCTTCTGGAGCATCAACAACTGCTGTTGTTTCTTCTGTCATAGGATTATCCTCCTTTGCTATCTTAATTGTTCTAATGCCTTTTGCACTATCAACTAAGAACTTTATCATTTCTGTTTTTTCTGAATCATTTTTTTCAACAAAACCAATGTTTTTCATTTCTTCGCCAGTGACTGGACTTACCTCTGATTCATTTGCTGACAAAGTTACTAGGCCAGACTCTGAATCGTAAAATACATTTTCAACAACTACATTAACTGATGATCCTGTTAGTGTGTCTACTCCGTCAACCTTTTCAACGGATACAATATTTGCAAACTGATTTGCTGGGGAATCTACAAGACTCAACTCAATCAAATCGTATTCCTTAATAACTCTAATTGTCTTATCTGCTTTTTCATCATATGCATCGTCCCACTTGTTCATTCGTCCCCCAATAGAAAAACCAGTGTATGTACCATCAAGAACCTTTTCCCAGGCATCCTGTGCGCCCTTTGAAATATAGGCTGAAACAAAAACACCCTTGTAGAACTTCTTTGACTCTGTATCAAAATACTTTTCTTCTTTAAATGAAACCATCTTGCCTACTGCTGATGGCTGATGCATTTCTCTAATGTTGCCACGGAACTTTGCAAATGCTTCCATTGATGCTTCTGTTGTAACAATATCATCTTGCTTATCAAGGTTGTCCAAAGATGCAAATCCAGAAACGATGCGCTTCTCTTTGTCTACTTTTGTAAGAGGCATTGACAGACGTACATTATCGCCGTCTGTTGACCAATGTGCTTTATTTATATTCATGACGATTCTATTATACCAAACCTTTTAAACATTTTCTCAACTATTGAGACGCTCTGCCTTCACCCTGTGGATTGCGTCCAGTTGTGGTTGCAGGTCCATCAGATTGACTATTGTTTCGTTCAGTATCTCTTGCTCTGTTTCCAGATGCGTTTGCTCTAGCATCTGTTGCTTGTCTTGGAGACATTTCAAATGGAGTATCTCCGTCTGGATGCTGTGGAAGACCAATTGCTTCACGAGCTTCATTTGGCATCATGACCTGAGTCTTGACATATCTTTCCAGAATCTGTGATTGAGTGATTTCATCTGTAAGTGTAAGTTCATTAAACTTTAACTCAAGAACGTCTGTTTTTTCTTTGATGATTTTGTTGATTACCTTATTCAGGTGTCCTTGAGCAGGACGAGAAACTTGCTCTTTAAATGTTCTATCTTGTGCAATTGATGCTGCGATTGCTGCTGAGTCAGTACCGCCAAGTTTTGAAATTGGCACCTGATGAGCAACAAGAATATCGTCACGATTTTGCTTTCGGTACTCCTTAAATGAACCATCTTGAATACCATTCTCAATTGGCTCCATCTTAAACTCAACCTTATTCTGGTCAGTATCTCCAGGAAGTGGGATGTAAAGAGTTCTGTGAGACTGTGCCTTGAGGCCTGTCTGCAAAAAGCGGAACATCTTGTCCTCTGCTTCTCCAGAAAGCTTTGCGCCCTTTAGGGTTACGACATATCTTGGAACAGCTTTGTTCTCAAAGTAGTCAATATTATATTGTGATGCAAGCTGATCACCAATAAGTGAAGGAAGTGCTGCAATAATATCAGGAATTCCATAGAAAGTGTTTAGTGGAGAATACTCCTTGATATGAATAATCTCATTTGGCCGTGGGTCTTCTGTAACTGGATTAGGGTTGGTTGCACCAAAGTTTCTAAAGTAAACAATCTTTTGTGCAATGATCTGCATGTATCCATCACGCAAACGGCGTACACGAATTGTTGTTGATGGTATATGACCAACATAGCCAATATCTCCATTTACTGTACGACCTATTTCAAGGTATCCATTTCCAGTGGACTCAACATCTGTGTAAACTTTTTCCATTGTCTTAGTAAATGAATCATCATCATTAAGGTTTTCTAGCCAGTCACGCATCTCAAGCTTCATTCTTTCCATACGCTTACGTGCTTTATCGGTAGCGCTTTGTTCTTTACCCTCAAAAGAAAGCATAGTACGATCTGTTGGTTCAAATGAATATCCAAGTCCAACAATGTTTGCAACCTTTGCATCAATAGCAGCGTGGTTAGCAAAAGATGTATCATAAAAATTTGCAAGTTCATATAGATTATATGGAGGAGTAATTACGTCAAATAGTCCGTAACCATTTCTGTATACCGTTCCAGGATTAATCTGCTTTGATGAAGCATCTACACCTGATGGTGTAACATTTGCAGAATCTAGATATCCTGCATTATTTACATCTGCAAACTTATTAAGGTTTCTTGCTGTTCTACGGCGAAAGTTTTGTTCTAGTCCAGAGAAGTCTTTTAGCATTTCCCATGACTTGTTAAATGGGTCTTGGTCTCTAAAAACATTTTCTTTTTCATCTTGCGTGTTTAAACTTGCAGAGATATACTGATACTCGTTATTATCCATTTTCGTACGCTTCTCTTCCATGTGTATTGAGTGTATCCTTTGCAGCTTTCCAAGCACCTAGGTCATTCTTAGATGGGATTAAACCATTGACCATACGATCCAGTTGCTCTGAGTGCTCGTCTTCTGAAATACGTGTAAGTCCAGGTACAAAGATTGCTTCTCCATCCCCTGGATCTCCGTAGTGCTTTGCTGCACTTTTTAACTCAGATATCTTTGAAATATCACTACGCATAGATTCAATGTTAAGCACATTTCCGTTACCATCAGTAAACCAACGACCATTTGCCTTTTTGTAGACATAGAGTCCCCAGTCGTAGTTCTTCTCAATGACCTTTTTGCGTACGTTTCCAACAATTGGTAAACCAGTGTTTGGATTAATTAGTGGATTATTTGTATTACTCATAACCACAAGTATACCATAATGATGCTAATGTGTACCACTAGTTACCATTAATACAGCTTAATCTCACAAGCATCAGTTGAGCAATATGCTTCACCCTCAGCCTCAAGATTCTCTACACCATCATAAATAGCAGACCAATCAATCTTGCCAATTGTTCCTACATATGCGTTGTATTCTTCTCTAGAAATCTCAGTGTACGGTTGCTGAGGATATGTCTTATTGCCCATTGGAAGGAATGAGACTGCCTTAAGCTGTCCCTCATACATGTTGAGTGCTGGAGCTACAAACTGCTTTTCTGTTTCTTTGTCAAATGAGAGTGTTACAGAAACACCATTGTCTGACCAGTACTTCTGAGCTGTTGCTGCCAAACCAATCTTCTCAAACAAGCTTACCTGCTTCTCAGCACGCTTATGTCCTGATGCAACTGGGAAGTATACTACTGAGGTATTTGCTGATACTAGGTCTGCTTCAATTTTATACCCTGCAGCTTTGAAAAGATGAAGCATTGGATCAGTGTTTCCAAAACGAATTGCACGAAGGTAGAACTCTCCACCAGGTCCCCAGTGAACACCAGGTGTTGCACCAGAAAGAAGTGATACAGATCCTGATGGCTTAACTGTTGTTACACGAACTGATTCACGCACACATAGCCACTCTGAGTACTTGTGATCATAATGGCGAATCTTTTTATATCCTTCGTCCATCCATTCACGAGTTGTTGGAAGACCATATGTATCTGCAAATGATGCAATACCTGTCAATGATGTACCAATACGACGGTTTCTTTGCATAATACCGTTTGTCTGCTGCCAATGTGTAGGCATAAGAGTTACAGTCTTTCCGTAAAGGTATGCAAACTTCAACGTCTTGAGGAAGTCCTCCTTGGATTCATGACGATTTAAGTGCACCTCTACAAGTGTACAAAGTTCGTATGACTCTAATGGCTGCTCCGCACAAGGGTTGAAGCCCATAATACGTGCATCTTTATAATCAGGTGCGTCCGCAAGACGGCCATAATCACGAGCAACATCAAGCCATATAAATCCTGGTTCTCCGTTGTCCGCAATTAAATCTACATAGTCTTCATATTTTGTTCCAACTGTTGCTGCAATAGAGTTATTTGACATCCATGCCCAACCTGGCTTTTCTGGATCATATGAGTTACGCTCTGGAAATACTTCTGGATTCTTTAAATTAATAAAACCATGGTCTTCTGGTGTGCCAAGTGCAAGGGTAGCAGAACGACGAACATTACCAGAAACAACACAAGTACCAATAAGATTTACAATATCTACAATGGCACGGCTATCAAGAATTTCTCCTGCTCTAGAGCCAATTACATTGCGAATACGTGTATGGAGATCAATAAGTGGTGCTGGACCGCTTGCAACCCCTCCAAAACCCTTAATAGGAGCACCTAGAGGACGGATAAGGTCATAGTTGAAAAGCTGAATTGATTGATTCTGGCGCAGGAATGAGTTAATCAAAAGACGAACTGATTCAACCCATCCTTCACGAGTATCAGGAATATCATAAGTTGATGCTGGTTCTGTTGGTGCATAGATAGGCATCTGCTTATCTTGTCCAAGGGTATCAAATCCAACCCCAATACCCAACATTAATGCATCCATTACCCAAGCAAATAATGCACCAGGATCATTACGATCAAGGTCTCTTGTAGACACCATTGCACAATTTTGAAGTGATGCAGAGTTACGCTTCTCCATAGTCATAGGTGTACCAAATGCCCAAAGACCACGACCTGGTGGAGTCCACTTTAATTCAAACATTCTTTGAAAGGCTTCTTGTGCAGACTTCTGTGCTTTGTTATCATTCCATGGTAGACGATTATCTTTAGCATGATTTTTTTGTACTGAATACATACCCTCAATTACACGGCGACAAACCTCATGCCAGCGTTCTTTAGTTCCATCTTCTTTGACACGAGAATATGTGCGAATAAATGTGATCTCTCCTAGCGAGTTAGACCCTGCATCTGAGAATCCAAATGGTGCTGGAATTAACTGATATTTATTTACAAACTCATCTGACAAACGAAATGAAAATACACTTTCTGACATTTTATATACCTTTCAAAGTAAAATTATATGAGTACTTCATGTTTTCTGAAGTAGTACCTAAGTATAACATACTTTAAAAAGAAAAACACGCTCATAGAGAGCGTGTAAATCTTTAGTATAGAGTTAGCACTCTATTTTTTTATAAGTACTATGCTTTTAAGTCTCCAATAAGTAGCCAAGCATCTGTTGTTACTTTGGTAAGTGTTGCTGATGAATATAGAGCTCTTAGAATTGCTCCTGGAGTTGCATATATCGTTACTCCAGCAGCTGCTGCAAAGCTTGCTCCACCTGCTCCAGATGATTGCCAGAAACTTATTGATGTTCCTACTGGGAATGCGGTTGTTGCATTTGTTGGAACTGTAACTGTATGTGCGCCTGAGATTTGAACCAGCTGATCACGAAGAGTAAGTCCACCTGTTGAAAGGTTGTAAGCTCCTGAGATTGTAGTTGTTGTAGTTGTAAGTGATGGAACGCCAGCCTTTGTTTGTGTACCGTCTGTAAACGCAACTCCATTTGCTGCAACTGTTACTGTTCCAGTGAATGTTGGTGAGGCAAGTGGTGCCTTTGCTGCAAGACTAGTTGTCACTGTTGTTGCGAAGTTTGCATCGTCACCAAGTGCTGCTGCCAGTTCGTCAAGTGTGTTAAGTGCTGCTGGGGCTGATGCAATTACTGCATTTACCTGTGCTGTTGCATCTGCGATTGCTTCTGACTTAGCAGTTGCAATTGCTGTAGCCTGTGCAGTTGAGACTGGCTTATCTGCATCTGATGTGTCATTGACATTGGTTAGACCAACCATAGCCTTAGTTATACCAGAAACAGTGCCTGTAAATGTTGGGTTAGCGATTGGTGCGTATGTTGAAGCTGCAGTTGCAGAAGCAAGCTTAGCATCCAAAGCAGTCTGTGTATCATCAGAGATTGGCTTATCAAGGTCTGCTGTGTTATCAACATTTCCTAGACCAACCATAGACTTGGTTATACCAGAGACTGATCCTGTAAATGTAGGAGAATCAATAGGAGCCTTATCGTCTAATTGATCCTGAATGCTAGATGTAACACCATCAACATATCCAAGCTCTGTAGCAGAAACTGTTGAAGATACCTGTAGCTTTGTCCATTCAATTGAACCATTTAGCTTCTCATTTGTAACTGAATCAGCAGCAAGCTTTTCAGCTGTTACCGCTAGATTTTGAAGTTCAGCAGTTCCTACTGAGCTATCATTCATCATAGATTGTGAAATAGTGTTAGCTGGAAGAGTTACTGTACCAGTAAATGTTGGTGACTCACTTGGTGCCTTAAGATCAAGGGCTGCTTGTGTCAGTGTAGAAATTTCCTTATCAGCATCGCTTGTGTTATCTACATCACCAAGGCCAACCATTGCCTTTGTAATTCCAGCAACAGTGCCTGTAAATGTTGGTGACTCAAGAGGTGCATAGGTTGATTCTGCATCTGTAATATCAAGCTTTAGATCAAGCTCAGCCTGAACAGCTGTTGATGTTGGCTTATTTGCATCTGAAGTATTGTCAACATTTCCAAGTCCTACCATCGCTTTTGTAACTCCAGAAACTGTTCCTGTAAAGGTAGGTGAAGCAATTGGTGCATATATAAAACCTGCAGCTGTAGCTCCAAGCTTTGAAGAAAGTTGTTCTTGAATTGATCCTGTAAGACCTTCAAGGTATCCAATTTCTGTATTTGAAACATCTCCTACTGTAAGTGATGTTGCCTCAAGTGCACCTACTGCAAGAGCATCAAGTGAACCTTCACCAAAAGCCACTACAGTTGATGGTTCTGTAGATACATCCTTAAATAGCTTCCACTTAGATTCAGATACGTCTCTAACGATACCTGCGTGCTTTCCTGTACCGTCGTTGTAAGATACAACAATACCTAGGTCTACCGTATTTGCTGCATTTTGATGTGCAAGTTGTACCATATTGTCTTCAATGGTAATTGATGTTGCACTTGCTGCAAAGTTAGTTCCATTTACAGTTAAGTCACCTTCAACTACAAGGTCATTACTTACTGTAAGATCAGGAATAATTACACTTCCTGTAAACGTAGGGGATTCAATATCAGCCTTTAGGTCAAGTGCTGTTTGTGTAGCAGTTGAAACTGGCTTGTCAGCATCTGCTGTATTTGTTACATTAGCAAGACCAACCATTGCCTTTGTTATACCTGATACTGTTCCTGCAAAAGTAGGGGAATCAATTGGAGCCTTTAGATCCAAAGCTTGTTGAGTTGCTGTTGAAATCTGCTTGTTAGCATCTGATGTATTATCAACATTTGAAAGTCCAACCATTGATTTTGTAACACCTGATACAGTACCAGTAAATGTTGGATTTGCAAGTGGAGCCTTTAGATCTAGAGCATCTTGTGTTGCAGTTGAAATAGGCTTAGCAGAGTCTGAAGTGTTGTCTACAGATCCTAGTCCTACCATAGACTTAGTGATACCTGAAACGGTACCTGTAAATGTTGGAGACTCAAGTGGTGCCTTAAGTGCTAAGCCTGAGTTTACGGTTGATGTTAAGGCAAGTGCTGAAGTATCGGCAATACCGTGAATATTTGTTGTGTCTGATTGGTGGTTTGAAAGATTTGTTGCTACTGTTGTAAAGAAAGCTGGGTCATCACCAATCGCTGCAGCTAGCTCATTAAGGGTATCTAATAGTTGTGGTGCTCCGTCAATAAGGTCAGAAATTGCATCATTGTTAGCAAAGTAAGGAAGATCTACCCAGTGATTTACGCCATCACCAATCTTAAATCTATTGTTGTCTATTTCAAAGCCAATTTCGCCAGCGTTAAGTACTGGACCGTCCCCACCATTTGTAGAGACCCACTGAGCTGCGGTACCTCTACGCTGTTGCATTCTTGTTGCCATTTAAAATCTCCTTAGGGTGATGTAATAGTATTATATCAGATAATTAATTAAAATTATCTATTGGTGTTCCGCCATCCCATGTACTTTCCCATGAGTTGGTATTATAACTGCCAGCACTTACTAGAACACCAGGTTCGTCGTAAGACCCACCAGAAACAAAAGTACTGACAATTAAACCAGTACCGTCAATTGCAGTATCGTGGATGTGATCCTGCAAAACTTCTGAGTCAGCCAATGTTGCAATTGCTAACCATTCACCACTATAATAAACATGAACTCGTTCAGTTACACTATCAAACCACAAATCTCCATTTGTAGGAGATGATGGAGCATCATCTGATACTGGAATAGATGGTGCACCCGTTAGGTTATCAACATATTCCTTGGTTGCAGCGTGGTTTGCAAGTGTTGGAGTTGCAACACTAACCACACCTCCAAAGGATGCACCAAGGCCAACGATTAACCCGTTTTTTACTTTAAAATCCTTATTAACCGTTGACACTTGGCTTCTCCTTTGTTAGATTACTTCAGTAGTGTTCCAACAACCGTAATTGTTGAAGTATTATTAGCAGTAGTTACTAGAAGTCGTACATTTGATCCGTCAATGTCTGCTGAGATAGTCATTGCTGTACCATTTGTTCCGATTGTTCCGTACTCTGTTATTGCAATGTTATCAGAAGTATCAAGTGTCAAAAGTACCTTTGATATTTCTGTGTGAGTTGAGTAAGCAGTCTTTACCAAGAACTCTGCTGAGCGATAGTCTGCCTTAGCAAAAGAGTATGCTACGTTATTAGAGCTTGCTGTTGGTACAGATACTGTTGCAGCTACCTGTGTTGCAAGTGAGTTAATATCTACTTCAGTGAAGTTAGGAACAACTGCTTCAAGAGCAGCTACTGCACGAGCATTTGTGAAGTAAAGGTTTGTTCCTTCTGCAAGATCAGTAGTTGTAGAATCTGCTACACCGTTTTCTGCGGTGATAGTAAGTCCTGCACCTGTTCCTGTAATTGTAATGTTTGTCTTAGTTGCAGCTACAAGAAGTTCTGCTGCTGCTGACTTAGCACGAGATGATGTATGATAAAGGTTTTCTGTTCCTTCTTCAATATCATCTGTATCAAGTGCATTAATTGCACTTGTAATTGTTCCACCTACAGCGTCAATTGCTCTCTGGTTTGTGAAGTAAAGGTTTTCTGTACCCTCTGCTACATCATCTGTATCAAGAGCATCTGCGTGTGCAATTGCTGCTGCTTGTGCAAGACCAATTTCTGTGCCTGTCTTATATGCTGACCAAACTTCTGCTGAAGAAGATGAGGCATCATTGATCAAGTCGTCTGCGTAGTCTTTTGCATCTTGTTCTGCTATATCAGCGTATGACTGGTAAGCAGTTGTAATTGCTGTCTCACGGCCATCTGTGTAAGAATTTGCTGATGTTACTGCATCTGATTCGGCTGCATCAACATATTGCTTTGTTGCTGCTCCAAGGTTTGCTGATGGATCTGCTGAAAGGACAAGAAGTCCAGTCATTGTATCGCCAGCCTTGGCTACCTTTTCTCCTGCTAGTGTGGTAAGTGTTGAAGCGAAGTTTTCATCATCATTAATTGCTGCTGCTAATTCATTAAGTGTATTAAGAAGAGCAGGGGCACCATCCACAATTGCTGCTACTGCTGCATCAGCATATGCTGTTGTTGCAATTTGAGTATTGTTTGTTCCTGGTGCTGCTGTTGGAGCCAACGGAGTTCCAGTTAGTGATGGGGATGCAAGTGGTGCCTTGTCATCAAGTTGACCCTGAATACCAGATGTTACTCCGTCTACATAGTTCAACTCAGTAGTTGTTGCAGTTACTCCATCAAGAAGGTTAAGTTCTGCAGTTGTTGCAGTTACTCCGTCAAGAAGATTAAGTTCTGCTGCAGATGCAGTTAGGTCTGAAACATTTGCAACCTGAACTGTGATTGTGTTGTCTGCATAAGAAATTGTCTTATTTGAAAGTGACTGTGTATCAGATGTTCCAACAACATTACCAGTTACACCATGGATACCAGTTGTTGCTGTTTGGTGTGTTGTAAGGTTTCCAGCAACTGTGCTTGCTGAACCTGCTGCATCGTACCAAGTATCAACTGTGTCACGATCTACAACAATTTGACCACTTGTAATTTCAAGACCTGTTCCAAGGTCTGCAGAAATTGTTCCTGATGAGTATGAAATTCCATCTCCACCTGATAGGTGGTTATCAACTAGACCTGTTGCAAAGTATTTATTTGTAGTTCCTTCAGTTAGGTCATCTGTGTTATGGTTTGAAATATCTGAAACTGTACCAGTTACATTACCAGTTACGTTACCTGTTACGTTACCAGTTAGGTTTGCTGTGATTGTTCCAGCAGCAAAGTTTCCTGAACCGTCACGCTTTACAACTGTGTCTGCAGTGTTAGCAGATGTTGCTGTTCCACCAATAAGACTAACAATGTAGTCTTGATCTGCTTGCTTCTTTGTAAGAATGTCAAAATTGTTGACCCTGGCAGTTGTGCCTTCAACAATCAGCCCATTCTTTACCTTAAAGTCTTTATTTACTGTTGCCATTTTTTATCTCCTTGTTGGTTAAGCCTTTAAACCCATACGAGCAAATCGTACGGTTATAGGCGTAATACCCACTGCTGGCGTTACAGAAAGATTTACTGTATTCGCCACCCTAGAGACACTAATGGTGCCAATGTTCCCATCGTTGTCTATTGTTCCATACTCGCTAACGGAAACACCGTCTCCATCAACAAGTATTGTCATTTCTGTTGCATAAAACTTGTTATCTCCATTTGTTGTCTTCTTTATGGAGACTAAGTACTTGACCATTCGCCAAACAGTTGCATCAAAGTTATCAATAACTGTTGCATTCTGAATATCTGAAATAGTGTTCTCATTGTTTCCAGACGATCCTAAGTCTGTTGACTGAGCAGCTGTAGTATCAATCAGGTTCTCATAATCTGTCTGTGTAGGACGATCTCCTGTTTGAAATGTTGACTTTATTGAGCTAAGTGGTAGTCTGGACATATGCTTATTATAGCATATTTATATTAAAGTATATAATTACTGTAGCCAATAATTTGAAGCGGAATTGGAGGAACAGCACTTGCTCCACCTGCTTCAATGCGAATTGCTGTTAGTCTAATTCTAAAAGGTAGTGTAGAGTTTATAACTACATTTTTGCTTGGAGCACTAATACTTGCTCTAATTGCAAAGTCTTGCTCAATTCTTTTTGTAAATACTGGCCTGTCTTCATATATCTTAACAGTAGCCATTATGCAGTTACATCCTCAAGGACAATGAGTTTGCCTTGAGCTACCGTCCAAACTATTGCATCCTGATCAAGTGAAACCTCAATATCAAAAATATCATTGGTTTGAAGATTAGCTGTTTGTGATGCTGTCAAAGAAACAGTAAACTCTCCAACAAGGTCATCTGCATCTTGAATTGGTGTTAATGTGTAAATAAGTGTTGCTGTATCTGTTATTTCTCCAGGAACTACTGGGTTTGTAGTAGGACGCTTAATCTGCATAGAAATGTTCCAGTCAGGGATAACCAAAGGAACTTTAGCATCATCAGTTAAATAAACCTTAAAAGCTGCTGTGTCGCCCTTAACAAAAGTCCAGTTTACGAATGGTGGTCTTTCACCAATGTCGTATGTAGATGCTTGTCCTCTGAATGTAGCCATTTTTATATTATACCACGATGAAAACAACAAATAAAATAATTTAAAAAAATATTACAAAAACTTGCCTTTTGGGTCAATTTCATGTTATACTTAGATAGTGCTACCAACTGGTAGCATCTTTAGTCTCTAGGAGGTTATTATTATGAGAAGAGATAAAAAGATTTGGATTGGAATCCTTGCTGCACTTGGGCTTATTGCACCACTAAGTAATGCAGCTAACGCTTTAAGTACTGAAAATAATCTGAGTAAACCAGCTTTAGCTGAACCTTCAACCGCCAAGGCGGTTTTTTTGGTTTCTAAGCCTAAAAGTTTGGTAGCAGTAAAAAAGAACCTAGATGTTCTATATAAATATCAAGATGCTGTTAGCCTTACAGATCGTCAGCTAAAGGAGCTTTTGCATGCCGTTGGTTTTCGTGGTGAAGGCCTAGTCAAGGCTTGGGCTGTAGCCAAGAAGGAGTCTAATGGACGACCACTTGCTTTCAATGGCAATGTAAAGACTGGAGACAATTCTTATGGTATCTTCCAGATCAATATGCTTGGAATGCTAAAAGAAGGTCGTCAAGATAAATTTGGGCTCAACTTTAACAGTGAGCTTTTAAACCCTGTCATTAATGCACAGGTTGCATATCATATGAGTAATGGTGGAAAGAACTGGTCTGCTTGGCATGGCATTACGCCAAAGACTAAAGTTTGGATGAAGAAGTTTCCAATCTAAAAAGGAAGATCTTTATTGAGCGTTGTTGGGTATTCATCGTTACCCCTCATAAATACTGTTGAAAAGTATCTTGTAGAATCACTTAAAACTGGCAAAGAGCCATGCAGGATTTCTCCTCCGTGGAGTAATGCTGAACCTGCCTTTGGCTTTATAGTGATACCAAGCTCTGGATAGTCAATTTCTCCTCCAAGATAGTCATCATTATAATAAATTACCAAACCATAACCTAAATAGTAGCCTGCTGGTGTTGTATCATTATCACGATGAGCCTTAATTTGATCATCCTTTTTAAATCTAGATATTTTTAACTCTGTTTCACAATAAAAATATGAAGAAAATATATTTTTAACCTTGTCAAAAACAATCCTATTGCATAAATCGTAATGATCAGATAAAAACAAGCTTTTACCATACCAAAAGTCTTTAGTATTTGATATGTGATTTGTGTCAAACCAGCTTGTTGATGGTTCATTCTCTATAACTTCCAAAATACTATTTAGTTCATCTTGACTTAAAAAGTTTTCAATCTCATAAACATCTTCAGCAAGCTTATTGATTATAAAGTCATACTTCATTTTATCCAAACTTACTGCTATGAATATGGTTAAGTTCAATGTGATTAATGTTTACGTGACTTGGCAACTCAGACACCCAGCGAATACACTCTGCCATATCTTCTGCAGTTATTGCACTATCCCGCTTTTCTTCTTGAGTATCAATAGTTCCTGGACAAATTTCTGTTATCTTAATATTATAGGCTGGAAACTCTAGACGCATTGTATCTACAAGAGCCATTTGGCCTCTTTTGGCGTTGATGTAGTTACCACCAGAACGGTATGGTACTTTTCCACCTAAAGAGCTAATGAATATGATAGTTGGAGATTGAGATTTTTTCATTGCTGTAACAAACAGCTGAGAAAGATACATTGGTCCTGTTACATTAATGTCATACGCTGTTCTAAAATTTGCTGGAGTTTCGTTTATTATCATTGTTGGACTTGCACCACCACCAGCATTATTTACTAAAAGATCTAAAGATATATCTTTATATTTTTCAGCAAAGTCTTCTATCTGCTTAGAGTCAGTTATATCTAACTGGTAAATTTCAACATTATCTGAAACTAAGTCTGACATCTTAGATAAATTTCTTGATACAGCTATAACATGATACCCATTTTGAGACAACAACTTAACTGTTGCACGACCAACACCTTTGCTTGCCCCTGTTACAATAGCAGTCTTCACTTACATACTTTCGTTGCGATTAAGACTCATGTTGTTGTGAATCCAGTGTCCAGGAACCATATACTTATGTCCAGACTTTACAACATGGGCTGTGTGAAAATATGGTGCTGATGCTGGAAATATTATTACACTGTTTGCTTTTGGTTTAACACCAAAATCTATTGATTTATCAGCAACTGCTACATCGTAGTCTAAATCAACAGCTGGTGCGCCACGCACCCATCCATCAGAACTAGTCCACCCACCATCATAATCTTTTAACTGAAAAGAAATCTCTCCGCCTTCACAGTCATCATTTAAATACATAACAAGCGAATATCTTAGTGTTTGATCTCCATCTAACTGATCAAAATGTGCACCCATACCCATTCCAGAGTTGTATTTTTTAATGTTAAATGTTGGAAATAGTCTTGGCTCGTCAAAATCTCCTAAAGATGATGCATAGTCCTTGCATATATTAGTAAATGTTGTCATTACGGCATCATAAATATATTTGCTTTTTTCTCCAACCTCACC